TAGCCTGTTTTTAATAATTCTTGTCTAATTGTATATTCTTCTTTAACAGCTTCCCAATCCATATTAATATCATCAACAAATGGTGGAATTTCATTTACAGAAATCCAATATTTAATTTCCTTATCTTCCATTTTCATTAATTGTTCATAAGTATCTTGATCCTCTGGTTTATTTGGCATACCAGATGTTAATTTACTTTCTTTTTCGGTAAAATATTGTCTTGTTTTTGGGTTTACTGATTGTATGCTATTTCTAATATCTGGGTGAAAACAAACTAATAACGGTTTAATTCTATTATTAAATTGATCTAAATATTTAACTGAATTATACTCAACACCAAAAAATTCTGAGCCAACTAAATCCCCCAAGTTTGCACCGCTTTCGATTAGAGCAGCTGGAACCATAATACAATTTAATTTTATCTCTTCCCCAATAACAATCTTTTCATGTTTTTGTTTTCCTTTAGCTGTTAAAAGTAAATTTCCATTTTTATCTTTAGAATCTTGCATTTCAAATTTACCCTCAGCATCTGTTTTATAAATCTTTTCTCTTTTAACATCTCCGTCATTTTTCTTGGTTCCAACGTTAATATAGTAGATTATTTCGCCCATTTCAGGATTAATATCGTGTTTGATACATAATTCATACCAAGCCTGACGTGAATTTGGAGTCCCTTTCTTATTAACTCCTTTACAATTAGTTATATAATCTTTAATTGATTTTTTAATTTTACCTTTTGATGCTATTTCAATAAGAGGAATGTCATAATTATAAATTCTATCAATATAATCGTAATAACCAGTTAAAAAATCTTTACCATTATTGTGAAGCAATTGTTTAATACCAGTGTCAAGAAATTTTTCGATGTATAACGGCATTCGTTTTGATTTAATTGAGTTACCTACTAATTTTATTTTTCCATCATTAAATTGGTCTGCATAATTTTTTCGACTGAAATTTAGTGTTGAAATACAAAAATCTTCGGCCTCCAGACCCATTTTCCCTCTAAGAAATAAATCAGCAAATTCAGCAACATCCGCATCAACCCCTTGATAAATTTCACCTTCAACTGTATTTCTATTTAATCCTTTACCAACATATGTCCTTTGATTTATACCTTTAGTTGCATAGTCATATTCTTTAGGTAATGAAAAATTTATACCATCCGTATCCATTACGATAGCTTCATAACCTCTGTCACCAAACCATTTAGTCATTAATCTTAATGATTGTCTTCCTATGCAAGTTATTTTCTCAGCACATTTTAGGTCTCCCCAAGGGAATAAATTTGGAGCTCCGAAGCTTCCAAAAAATGAGTTACAAAACACCTTTTGGACGATTTGCTTCTTATCATTCAGATTATAAACACTTTCCCAATGATATATTTCTTTTTTTATTTCAGAATATTCATTACTTTCTGGCTGTATTGATTTTAATTTTTCTTTTAATTCATCTATTTTATCGCTGGCTTCATTTTTTAAACCCTTAGAAATTTCACGTTTATCTAAAAAGTATCCTAAAAATGACATCATTACATTGGTTATATCTAAAGATGGTTTGATATCCCAAGTTAAAGTTATTGCGGGATATAAAGAATTTTCATCTAATTTAGCAACACTTTCAACGAAACCTACTTTAAATAATCTACTTAATCCACCAGTAAATTTACCTGCTGGTGCATAATCTGGAATAGCTAAGTTATTTTCATATGACCAAGCCAACATAACCAATTTCCAAGTACCAGCCGTACCCATTGTGCATACTTTTGTAAACGTAGTTGGTAGATTTTTACATAGTAGAAAATTGGCTTGATTATATCTTAATTCTATTTTATCAGTTTCATATAAATCATCCTGTAAATAACGTTCAACAATATAACGTCCAGTTACAACTATATAATCTTCTTTTAAAGGATTTACTTCGTCTATAACATACCAATCACCATTTGAATCATTAAATGCATAGTCGTGCTCTGTATCATTCCAAATGGTAGATATTTTATCTCCTGGGACGTATACCCTATTAGGCTTTTTTAGTTTTGAATACTCACTAACATATTTTAACGAGGCTTTTTTCATGTTTGAATCAATCGCCTGAGCCCTACGAACAGCATGAAGTGAATCCGTTATATTATGACCCCAAACCACTGTTTGATTAAAATATTCAACTTCCCCACCTAACTTTAACGCTGTTTTTCTTTTTTTCTTATAAATTGGTAACTTAAAATACTTTTCACTCATTTCAGCAATGGTAGTTCCAAGTATCTCACAACGGACCATAATGAAATTCCAGTCAAAGTTCTCAGAATTATGACCAGTTATAACATCAGGTTTTAACCAATGAATTATTTGAAACATTTCATCTATTGCCCGAAGTTCATTATCTCTTTTTTCATCTTCATTATTCCCAACAATCGAAAGTATTTTTTCATACCCATGATTAGAACGTAAACCAATTTGATCAATCGAATCAACTAATGGATCTAAACCAGTTGTTTCCAAGTCAAATTCTAAACGTAATAGTTTATCATAATCTTCAAATCCTTTAAACATACGTTTTCCAGATTTCATCATATATTGTTCAACGGGAGTAACTGCTAAAAATAATTTATCCTGTCCGTAAACATCACAACCTCCATATTTAAAAAATTGTAGAAACTTATTAAAGCACATTTTATTTTTGGCCTCAAATAATATTCGATACCCATTCTCTAATCTATCTGTTGTTTCACCTTCATCAGAATATATATTTAGTCCTTTTGCAACAATACCGTATTGTTTTAATTTTTTTTGAAGAAGTACTTTGTCCTGTAATCCAGTTTTAGGGTCAATATATAATTTGCGAGCTCCTTCCATTTTTGCCCATACAAATGGCTCAAAATCAACTAATTTTAATTTTTTACCAGCGGTTGGATGCCTATATATTATTGATACCTGTTCATCTTGATAACCACATTCCATAGCAATGATGCCCAGCATAGGATCTCTACCTGTTAGGAATTGGTTAATACGTTCTTCTGATATTTGTTGCATTGTTTAATTTAAATTTTCGTTTGGTTTTTGCAAATGTACCGATAAAATATAAGAAAAACAAGTTTGACTTAAATTAATTAACTGGATTATCACATATTTTAAATTTTGGGACTATTTATAATAAAATCATTTGTTATGGAAAAAGACATTAAAAAATTATTTGAAAACTTTAAAATGCTGAATCCAGATTTTAAACTAAATGAAGATGATACATTTATACCAACATTTGATACCCAAACTAATACCCCCCCCGAAAATAGTGAAACTGTCTCAGATGATGTAAGACAACTTGAAACTGTATATAGTACCGTTTCTGCTTTATCTACGGCGTCAAAAAAAATAAATAAAATAGTTGAGTTTTCTGAATTATTTAAATTCTGGTTTCAAACCTTGGGTTATGAACCTGGAAGTGGAGTTATTAAAATTAATAGTGTTATTGAAATAATTAAACAAGATTTAAGTGATTTGGGGTATAATTAAAAAAGTCACCTAAAATTAATTAGATGGCCTTAAATTATTACTTTTATTCATTAATTATAATAATTCTTCTCTTCCGCCTATTATGTTGAATTTAGACATTGGAAACATCTTTAATAAGTTTATTTTACTTTCACCAAGCAAATCATACATTTTATAAAGTTTATTTAACATATCACCAGCTTTTTTATTCATTTGTTTTTGCTCGTTATAAAAAAATTCTAAATATCTCTCGTTATTATTAAATTTAAATTGTTTATTTAAGTATTTTTTGTGATTTGCCATTAATTCAGCTGTGATTTCACCAATGTAATTAGTTATATATTCTCTTTTTAAATTATGAATATCGATATTTATTAGCTTTAAAAATTCATTTATTTTATTGTCAATTTGAACTGTATTTAAATCCCATAATGGGTAAACATAATTTAAAAATTTATCCAGTTCTTTTAAATAATTTGTTTTAATATCCATTATTATTTTATCTAAACTCAAATCTCTTATTTTTATAAGTTGTTTTATTGTTCCATTTGTTGACATGAATTCTTTAAAATTATTCTTTGTTATTTTATTTTGTTTTAGCTCAGTGTATAATTCGGAATTTCTTACTAAATTTTCAAAATAAGACGTATAATACATAAAAAATATAAATTCATTCATTGGCGGAATACTTAATAATTTTGGATTTGAATAATCTGATTTTGAAAAATAATCAGCTCTTTTTCCGATTCTTATGTTTGGGTTTTTATATCTGTCATATTGGTGTTTTAATTCGTGACTTAATTTAGTATTAACAATTTTCCAATTCTTTTTAATATAATTTGCAATAGAACCATACGTAGTCCCACAATAATAGTTGGATTTGAAATTAAAATGTATTGCATTATATTCTATCGAATAATCCATTTCTTTCATTATCAGCGTTTCATCTTCTGGGTCACCTTGCTTTGCGTTTTGAGATACATTATTTAAAGCTAATGAGCCATAATACCCCTTTTCAAGATTAACAAAAATCATAACGTCTATAAAAATGAAATCTGGGGTTAAATTACCATTATCATCTTTTTTAGAACCTATATTAAAATCACCACTAAGCGTAAAATTAAAATTACTATCAATATATTCAGTCTTATTTCCGATTAAATATTTATACATCCCATTATAAATTTCTTGGGCTGTTTCAGTTATGTTATTTGGAACTCCAAGCGTCTCTGTTAGTATTCGTAATTGTTCTTCTGTTATAATTATTCTCATGTTTTTTTAAATTTAAAAAAATCACCCCAAATATGTTTGAAGTGACCTTTTGGTATTATTTTTATAAATTATTGTAATTATTGGATATAAATAATTAACTGCTCTTGAATTGGTACTAAAAGCGTTCCCCCACTATATTCATCAGCAAATATAATTTTAAATTTACCAATAAACTTACCAACTACCTTTGTATCTCTGGCATTCCACTTATAACAAATTAAATATTCATCGTTTTGAACATCTTTTGGTATTATTAAAGCTGGTGCGTTTGCAATTTTAATAGCACCCGTATCCGCATCTTTCATAGAAAACGTAATAACAGAATTCTGTATGAGTTGATAGAACTTATTAAAATCTGTTCTTCCATCACATAATAGTTCCATCTTTAAAAGTGGAAGTGTTGCATTTTTATTAATGTAGAATTCTTGCATTATTGTTGTCCAAAATTTTGTTTTTTCATAAATTCTTGAAATTCATATTCCATTTGGGGAAATGTTTCTAAGGCAAATTTCTTGACACTTTCAGGATTTTTAGGATCTACATTAAATTGATTAGCTATAATTTTAGTTATCTCATCTGGATTATATGAAAAACGTAAGGCTAAATTTGCTTCCGCATTTCTAAAATAAAGTCCACCCATTTGTGATTTATAATTATCAATTTGTGGTTTTAAAAATCTTATAAAATTAAAGATTGCATCTTGATTATCTATACCAAAATAGTCTTTAAAACGTTCTTTCCATTTATCTTGCGCAGTGTAAAATCCACGATGAGTAGTTTTTGAATAACTCTGAGCATCAGTACCATGATAAGAATCAAAATCTTTATCGCCAATTGGTTTTTCGTGATCTCCACCAATATTACCGCCTTTTGGATATAATACGTTATCCAACGCTTCTTTAATTAAGCTTTTTAACTGGCTTTCTTTAATTGTTATTTTCATCGTAGTATGAATTTTCTCTAAGCGATTTTAATTCTTCTAATATTAATTTACTTACACCATATATATTTTGTATCTGGAAAAATAAATTATCAAAATCTCCACTTGGAATTTCTTGTTCAAACGCATCTAAAGCAGATTTAATTTCTACTATTTCAGATTTAATTTTATCATTAATTTGAATGTGTGAGGGCTGACCATAATTCATTTCCCTTAAAATTCGTTTAACCAAAATTGGTAATGCTTTACCTTCTAATTTAATTGTTTTTACCATAATATTAATCTTCTAAAGTTTCTTTTAATTTAATATAATTAATCATATCTTCGATATATGTGTCTTTTGAAAACTTATCTTCTAAAAGTTTTTCTTTTACTGATAATACTTTTTCCTTGGTATCATTATCGATCGCTTCTTTCAAAAAATCGTTCGTTAATTTTAAACATTCTACTCTGGTTTTTTCAAATGTAGTTGATTGAACATTTTCATCCATAGAAGAAGCACTCTCAAATAACGCTTTTTGTTCATCATCAAAAACACCATCGTATTTTTCATTGAATTTTTTTACCAAATATTTAATTGTTTGATCATTCACTTCAATGCCGTTGAATTTCTTTTCCTCGGTTATTATTAATTTATTATTTTTAACATTTTCAACAATTGAATTCACCAAATTTACCTTTTCGTTGATAGATTTAAGAGATTTTTTAATAAAAATGAGCTTGTCAATATCCTCGTACAGTTTTTCGTTCTCAATAGCTTCTGTTTTAATTATTTTATTGTCTTCCAATAATTTAATTAATTTCAAATGCCCTTCTTTCAACTTCTTTTTATCAACGTCATTTAAATAACTAATTGTTTCGGTAATTTGCTCCTTTGTTATTTCAAAATATACTTGTGTCTCAATATAATTGAAAACGGAATACTCTTTTAAAAGATTTTTATTTCCTTTTAATATTGATATATACTCTTTAATTATTTGTTTTCCTTTCTTCGTTTCAAACAAAGTATCAACATTTTGAAGAAATATAGTATGTATAGAGCCTAAATTTTGTTCCATAGTAATTTTTATTATAAATAGTCTTATTCCTTATTTTTAGTGATATATTTATAAAAAATTTTTAATTTAATATGTTCTCTCCCTAATGTATCTTACTTCTGTGAGCATACTATACAGTTTTGAAACTTTCTTTAATGTTAAATCAGCATTTTTATTCATTTCAAGTTGTTTATTTCTAAAAAATGGCATTATATCTTGGCTATCCAATTTTTTTAATTCGTTATTATAAAATTCTTCATTTTTATTAATCAACTTTTTAATTCCATTAACTGTATCCGATAAATAATTTTTTAAGTATTGTAATTTTGAATCACGTATGCCAATATATAATATTTTAAATATTTCATTTATTTTTTCATCATCACTCATTGACTCTATTCCAGATATATCACTTAGTTTTTGACTAACATCTATCATATAATTTTTCTTTATATCAGCTATTATATCGTCAATGGTTAAATATTTATATTTTAAAAGCGATTTATATACGTCTGAACTTTCCAGAAAGTTTTTAAAATCTGCTTTTTTAATATTATCCATTTTGATTTCGGAATATAATTCACTATTTCTGACAAGATTCTCAAAATCGTATGTATAATATAAACCACGAACAAAATCATCTATTGGCGTTATTGATTTTCCGATATTATTAGCGTAACTTGTATAATCAGCCTTATTTAATATTGGATTTATTGGTTTTTTGATTCCATCAAATTGGTGTTTTAACTCATGAGATAATACAGTGATAAAATAATTTTTATTATTACCTATTAATTTTGAAATATTACCATATGTGATATTATAACTTGTTTGTGTTTCAAAAACTAAAACAATCATATTATTGTCTGGCGAATATTTTACTTGATTTATTTGAAATTTATCTTTTACTTTATTCGTTAAAACATCACTCGCCGCCTTATCAAAAACAAGACTATCATATTTCGATGTTCTATTAACTATAATTCGTATTAGCATTGATGGAAATTGAAAATCGGAAATTGAAAAATTACCAATTATCTTAAAATCAATCTCTGTTTCTCCATATACGTTTTTATCTGAATTTAAAAATGTAATAATTTTATTAATCATATCTTCTGATGTCTCTACTATATTGTCAGGAACACCAACGCTTTCAAATAAAAAATCCTTTACTTGTTTCCCAGTTAGAAATTTTTCCATAAATTATTCCTTATTTTTCTTCGTTTTTTTAATAAATTCTTTCAAAAGTTTTTTCTCATCTATTGTATCGACTATTGTGTTTCCAGCTTCTTCTTTAATTATAGAGCCTTTATTAAGGAAATTTGTCAGGTTATCAGCTAATTCAACAGTTTCTTCACTAATTAAAAATGATTTATCAAATAAAGGTATCACTTCCACTTCTTCTTCAACTTGTTTCCTGCTATTTTTAACATAATCAACATACGCATTAAAATAAACATCTTTACGACGAACTTCATTTAACGATTGCTTAATTTTTTTCTCTGTTAATAATTTATCAATTTTACGTTTATATGATTCCATTGGCTTATCCGTAATTGGAGTTTCATCTGTAGATGGTGGTTCTGGAGCTGTTCCTTCTTGTTGATCTCCACCACCAATTGGAGGCATTCCACCACCTGTATCTCCACCTGTTTCTGGGGCTTCTGTACCACCCATTTCATCTCCACCACCGAATGTATCATCTCCGCCACCCATACTACCACCGCCCCCGCCAGAGCCTCCACCCATTCCATTTTCATCACCAATACCATCAGAAACATATTCGGCATTAGGATCACCGTATAATTTATCGATTTTATCAAAGAATCCAGTACGTTTAATAATTTGATCGGTTTTTGTAAGTTCAGATGCAAATGCCCTTTCCATACGTATTTCCATCATATTATCCGTAATTTCTTCATCAGACCATCCCATAATCTCCCTTTGAGCTCTCATAAGAGACATAATTTGCATACCATTACCAACATCCCTTACGGAATCTGTTACTAAAGCTACTTTTTTAGATAATTCCTCTAATTTAAGAATTTCAGATTGAGTAGAAGGTGAATTCATTGTGATTTTAAAATTATTCAAATCATCCTTGAATCCGTTAAGATATAAATGTATAACAGCTATCTTAGTTAACTCCATTATAACTGCTTGTTGTATACGGTTAATTGTCCTTGTAAATCGAATATCCTTCAATGCAAGATTCTTACCATTACCAGCCGATTGTTCATAATTTAAAAATTCACCTGGAATACGAAGAGCTGTCATTAATTTGTTTTGAAAGTATTTCAAATCTTCAATCTTATCAAGATTGGAAGCAGCTGGTAAAACCTCGATTGGGGAAGCTTCACCTGGCGTTCTTATAGGAATTACAAAATCTTGAGAAACATCGCTGAAGTTCTTTCTTAAATCAAGTTGGCCCGTTAAAGGATCAATAATCGGCATCCTCTTAATTGTATTGGCTATTTCATTTAAATAAGCTGGTATATCAGCATCTTCCATACCCCCAACCATTACCTTAAAAACTCTACGTTCTATACTTCTTTCCAAACGATAAATCAACATCTGATCTTCCATCATTGTTAGTATTCTCCAATGCCTACGTGCCTTATTTAAAAAACTCGTACCGTAAGGTATAAAGGTTGAGTCAGTTAGCAATCTAAAGTGAGCTATTTGCCAATTTTGAAAAGGTGTTGATTCATTTTGACCCATCCAAATAAACTGCGTACTTTCATCTTTATTAACAGCATTTGGATTTATAAAAGAAGAGGAATAACCATTTTCAATACGTTCAACTTCATATACTGGGAGTTGTCTTGCACCAATAACACCATTATCAGCAGTTACATTTAACATAACAAAACAATTGCCATATTTGGCCATTGAACGGGTCCACATTGGAATATTAATATGTCCATCCAATCTATTTACAAATAAATCTTCCAAAATATTTTTAATACGTTTGGAACTAGAAGTTATATTTAATATTTGTCCCTTAGCATTGCAAGTGTTTGATTCTTCAGCTATTAAATCCATCGCGGCTCCAACTTCAGGATAATTATCCATCAAATCACAATCTCTGTACATCAATTTTAAATTTGATGTGACCATCGTTGTCTGCTGAGCTAAATTTGTCCCTGCTCTTAACCATTGATGTCCCAAAAATCTCTCTTGGCTCATCTGGGATTTAGCCGTTTCATATTCACCAGCATCTTTTGTCACCAAAAGAGTTTCCTGATTTGGAAAATTATATGAATTTACTTTCTTATGCTGAGCCTCAATGTTCTTATCAAAACCAGTAACGAGTGCCGATCCTAAATCTTGAAATATAGTTGGTTTCTTTGCCATTTGTTGTTTATATTATACTTAATATTATAGTTTAATTTATTTATGTTTAAATCAATATCTGAATTGCCCAAAAAATGACATTCCCATTATATTCACCATCTTATTCATATCACCATTGGCCGCTTTGGTATTTAAAGAAGCCTTTAAGGTGCTACCAGTATAGAATGGAAGTGGCTTTGTATTCACCTTCATATTTGGATCTATCGTGGCTTTATTAGACATCATGTTCTGAACTAATATCATGGAACTCAAAATAGCTTTCGTTTTTTCACGAACAGCTTCCAATTTTTTGAAAGAAAATTGGAGAACATAAAGACCCATCGCCATTGAAGTAATGGTATCGTCGTGTGCCCCGCTTTGGTGATCTGGTTTTCCATTTTTCCAAATCCACGTATTTAGTTCATATATAAATCGTTTAGACCTGATTTTTATTTCATTAAAACGAAGCATTTTTTCAAGATTCATTAACATCTGATTTCTCAAATAACCAGCCTTAAAACCAGGCATCTTCTTTTCATCATCAACGCCCATTAATTTTGGGTTTTCACTTGTTATATTTTTTAAATTAGCATCATCATAATAAAGATTCCCATACCCAAGACTTTGTAATTTAAGAACAGTTGCGTCTCCAGAGCTTCCAACACAATCTACTATCGCTAAGGCATTTCCGTAATATTTCCCATATTTATATATTATTTCAGCCAGTATATCTCCCTGTATTTTACCTTGGTATTCAAAAACTTGATCATAAAATCCTACTCCATTTTCATTGCTTGCGTCTATATCTATAATTTGTATCACCGAAGAATCTTCACCAGAGCCAGTTGCGGTATCTGCTGCTAATATGTATCTATGCCCAAATATTGGTTCTTTATATATCCACGCTTCTTTAAAGAAATTATCACCATAAATTGGTTCTGTTGTATTGGTTTTTTCTTGAAATTCTATTATTTCTTGATCCACAACAGTTCCAGCTGAACCTTCAAATGATACATCTAACTCTTGGGCAATCTTTTGTTTATCATGATTAAACGTATTACACATTTTATCGTACCATGGTGAAAATGCTTTATAATTTTGACTTATTAAACTCTTCCATCTTTCATTATCATATTTTATATTACCAGATTTATCGATAGTTGGCTCAATCTCAATTTCTTGTTTGCCAGTTTCTTTATTATAACGTATCCATCTTAAATTTTTATTATATCGAGGATCTTGGTGCCATTTCATTTCAACTAAATGAAAGTCATTTGCTCCTCTTTTCGCTTTTTCAAAAATAGAATAATAAATATTTGTTAAAGATTTTCCGTTTGGAGTAGATATTAATATAATTTTACCACCAGAAGCTGTCGTTGCAACTGCTTGCGAATAGACCACTTCTCCATCTTCGATGAAGGCCATCTCATCAAATACGATCGTCGAACAGGCTGAAACTCCACGAGCTGCAGATTTTCCAGAAGATATGGCCGTTGCGCTACTTCCGTTAAATAATTCAATGTATTTATCATTATCCTTTATAAAAATAGTTTTAGCTTCTTTTTCAGGTGTTCCATAATATTCTGGACCCCAAAGAAATCTTGGTATTTGAATTAAAAATTCTTTTATTTTTTTTAAATCTAATTTTGATAAATCTAACCTATTTGCAACTATTAGGATTGTCTCTGGTATGTCTGGCGTAGATGCCCACATTTCGCAAGCTATTGTAGCACAGGCAGTTGTACTGACTCCAGCTTGTCTTGGCTTCGTTAAAATCGTTCTTGGATATTTACTTAGAGCCTCGACGAGCTCTTTCTGTTTTGGAAATAATTTAAATTGAACTGTATTATTTTGTGTCGCATCAAATGTTGATAGATAATTCTCTATCATATATATGCGAGTCTTGTCTTGGTAACATTTTCTATATTCCTCTATTATTTCCTTATTTGAAATCATAAACTATTCATCTTATTTATTATAAATAGTTTAAAAATGAGTTTTAAACAAAAATCCCCAATATAATTTAATATACTGGGGATTAAATTAACTAATTTTATTTCACTTATGCAATCACCCAACCTAACATAGGCTGTGTTCTTTTTATTTGCAACGCCGAATCTGCGATTGCGGCCATAGTCGCCATTTGCGCCTGTGGCATCATTCTGGTTAATCTATCTGTTAATTCTGTAATAATAGCAAGACGTTCGGCTTTTCCTTGCTCAGACAGAATAGTATAATCAATGACACTTTGAGCGTCGGGAATTGAAATCGAGCCCGAAAATCTACCAAAAATTAAACCAATCGTTTGTTTGGCCTCCGCCACTAACAGTTGTCGAATTAAAACTTTCGTTGGATCATTCAATAAACTATAATCGATTTTAGACAATGGTACTTGATCAGGTGTTAACATAACATCTGGGTTTAGTTTACGACATTTCTTAGCATCTTTTTCATTCTTTGTTTCATAATACGTGTAAAAACAAGTTGTATTGGCTATTCCACAAGAACCATCTGGGCCTACTGATCCGTATGGGTAACTAAATGAAAGATTTGAACCTGGGGTTGATAGTAGATGTAGGATTTTCGTTCCGTTTGGTCCACCTGTTACTTTATATGTTATATCTGCTCCAGATATTAAATTAGCTTTCATTTTCATATCGGTTGCCATAAGCATAGTATCAAAAGCTGGCATAACGAATGACCCAGAAGATCCATAGCCACCAATACCTCCACCAACTTGTGACATTCCATCTCCCATACCCATTCCCATAACTCCACCCATTCCTATATTCATGCCAACTCCACCAAAGGCACCATTAACAGCTGCAGGAGTTGTATTGAAAGCAAATCTGAGTATGCGGTTTATTTCGCGATGAGCTGGAAGTATGTAGTTTTGCTGTCCAGGTACTATGGTAATAAAATCTTCTTTTAATTCCCAAGGACCTTGTTGTTGTAAACCTACTTCTTTTGAAAACCAATATGAATAATCTTTTGCGTAATCAAAAGTTCTGGTGCTTAATAAAAATGCAAAATCGGTTGTTGTGATATCTTTACCATATATTGATGACCATTGTGCTTCTATTAATAGATTTTGAGTTATAGTAGCATAGTCTTCAACACAAGTTTCCAATAATGTAAGTAAATCATCATCTGTTAAAGGTGTTTTACGGATGCTACCACCTATTTTAACTCTAACTTGTTTAAATAATTGTTTTAATTCGTCATCTATCTTTGCCATATTGGTTGATTTATTTACTATAAATACTTGATTTTTTTAATTTATCTCATTTTCAACTTGTTTTTCTAATATTTTATGCTATTTTTGTTTAAAACATGTTATATAACATATTTTTTTAATTTATTTTGTTACTTTTTCAATATTTGTTCTATTTATATTAAAATAATAAAAATATGAAAAAGACAATTTTGATTTTCGCGATGGTTTTAATTGCGTTTATGGGTGGAGCAAATAATAAAAAGGTAGTAGTTGGAAAAGTAGGCATTACGGATAGCACAACATTATTAATTGATTACGATAAGAAATTTATTTATTTAAATATGTTAAAATACGATAAGAAAAAATATAAATATCAAAATTTTAATAGAATTCGCATTAAAAACGGTTTTAAATATTATACAGTTGCTAAAAGTGATAGTAGTTCCGTGTACGTAGATATGTACTTTTATACTAATGGTAGGGTTGATGTACTTTTAAAAAATCTTCAAACTGGTTTCAAAACAAAAGTTAATTTAAAATAACTTGTTTTTCTCGAATATTATCGGTACATTTGCTGAAAATTTATTTTATGAAATTCAATTATATACAACATTACAATAGTACGGAATTTAATTACCCATTTGAGGAGTTAAGACACGAATTAGGAATATTTCAGGCAAAATGTGTAACAAGTACCACATTTAATTGGCTTAAAAATACAATAGATTCATTTAAATATAAACTTTGCTACAATTTTAACCTTTCAGAATCTGAAATAGGTGAATTTGAAATAATATATAGTTTAAACGAAGTGGCAACTGTAAGATGTAGAAATATTTTTACCGCCTGTATTTTATATGATCATTATATTCCTAATTTTTTATTAAAATGTGCCGATGTAATAAATGAGGTTATATTCACGAATGGTGACCGTATATATTATGATAATAATATAAATGAATTTATGATGGAATTAGG